AAAATGAAATTCCCCTGTTGCAGCAGCAGCTTGCCCTCTTGGAGAAGCAGCTTTTGACGCTTCGGGATATGGAAGGCGTAGGGTCTCAAGCGTATCTGAAGCAAGTCCAAGCGATTGACGATCTGGTTCTCCGCATCCAGCAGCTTCAGGTGGAGACGGACCTAGTTGCGCGGGGGATCAATCAGAATCTGACCGACAACCTGACCAAGGCGCTGGACACGCTTGAGCCTACGTTCGCCAGCCTCAAGAATGTAATCCTGACGTTCCTCCTCGATATCACGAATAACCTCAAGACGCTGTTCGCCAAAACACTGTCCGAGCAAATAATCAAATCCCTCGGGACGAACGGGGCTGGCGGATTCGGCGGGGTCTTCCAGGGGCTACTTGAGAAAATGATCGGCACACCGTCTGGTGGAGCCCCGGCACAAGAGGCATTCCGTGCGTCGGAGCACGCAGCGGTGGCGCAAAAGGTGGCGACATCCGCGACTACCGCGGTCACCACCACCGGAGTGGACACGGCGGCAGCTACCGCGGCAGCTACAGCGCTGACTACCTTGGTCGCCCCGGCTGGTGAAGCCGCGTTGGGTCTGGGCGCTGTCAGCATCCCTGCGGGGGAGGCGGCGCTTGGTATGGGGGCTATCGCAGTACCTGCGGGACAGTTGCTGGTTGCCTTTAGCTCGTTAATAGCCCCTGCCATCGAAGCTGCCGCTGCGTTAGCCGCAGTAGCCGCAAGTGCCTCTGCGCAGACCACTGGGAATATCGTCGCTAACATAGCGCACACTGGTGGGGTAGTAGGTCGCTCGCCGTTGGGCACACGCCGCGTGCATCCCTCTGTATTCGCAAACGCCGTTCGATACCACACGGGGGGTATTGCGGGGCTGAAGCCTGATGAAGTTCCCACCATTCTGCAAAAAGGGGAAAGGGTGCTTACCGAACGGCAACAAGCCGCAGCCGCAGGGGGCGGTGGCGGGGCAGTCAATATCAGAAGCGTGCTGGTGACAGACCCGAACTTCGTGCCGGATGCGATGGCTACTGCGCAGGGGGAACGTACGATTCTCACAGTGCTTCAACGCAATAAGGCGACTCTTCGCCAAATGGTGAGGTAGACATGCCGTACACCGCCAACCCTGTGTGGATGTTCCCCCCGAACTGGGACAATGGGGTTCTCGAACGTCTTGAGTGGAAGACCGATGTGCTTGCCTCGGAGACAGGGGAAGAGCAGCGCATTTCTCGTCGGCTTACCCCGCGCCGATCCTTTGAGGCATCCTTCCTGATCCAACGGAGGGAAAGGCAGTATTTGGACGTTCTACTGGGCACCAGCGGGGCGCTACCGTTCCTCATCCCTCTATGGCACTCGGTATCGTTCACCACCGCGTCGTCTGCCAGCGGCACAGACACTTTGCATGTCGATACGAGGTGGCGGGAGTACGAAGTCGGGGGCCTCGTAATTTTGCGCGGGCCTGGGTTTAACAACTACGAAGTCGGGGAAATCCTAGCCGTCACCGATTCGTCTTTGCAATTGATTTCAGATTTGGAGAATACCTGGCAGTCCGGTACCTACGTGTACCCCGCGAAGACAGCCACATTAGCTGACCGGCAGCAGACGGAAAAGAAGACAGATACGTTCGTCACGCTCACTGCCCTGTTCTTACTCAACCAGAAGAACGCGTCCCCCTCGGGTGTCAGCAGTCTCCCCGCCTATCAGGGCAGTTTTGTATTAGAGGCTCGACCTGACGAAAGCGAGGAGTTGACACAATCCTACGAACGTAGTCTGGTTGTGCTCGACAATGATTTCGGGGTACCGCATCGGTACGATTCCACCGGGGGGGCGTCAGTGAATACGGCCTACAGGTGGGCTTTTGCTGGGCGGGAGAACAACGCCAAGCTCAGAGAATCGCTGTACTTTTTGCGTGGGCGGGCGGCATCACTGTGGGTCCCTACCTTCATGGATGACTTCACCCCTGCCGCCGATATTGTGGCCGCAGATGGGTACATCGACGTAGTGAATGTCGGGTATACACGGTTAGGTGCGATGTTGCCGGGGCGGGAAGACATCAAGATCGAGACTATCGACGGTACATCGGCGTACCGCAGGATTACGGGGTCTACGGAGCTAGGAGTAGACCTAGAACGTTTGGTGCTGGACTCGCCTCTCCTCGCTGATATTCCGGTGGCGCAAGTTAAGACTATCAGCTACATCGTCGAGTCCCGTTTGGAGCAGGATTCCATCGAAATCAACCATGTCACAGACACGGATGGGCTGACAGTTTGCGCCGTCTCCTGGCGAGGGCCGGTGCGATACAATACGAATGACGTTGTTTGGCCGTAGGAGTGCTCTTGCTGGTATAGTGATGCGCTAGTTTTGTGGGTTAACAGAAATGTCATTCAACACATCAGAATTTTCAGAAGACGCGGCGAGACCGGTGTTTCTGCTCAAGCTTTCTCGGTCGGGGAAATCCTGGTATTACACGAACGCGGACCAAGACATTATGTTCGACGGCAATACTTATGCGTCGGCACCGATTATCGTCCCCGCGATTGTACAGTCTGGGAATGTGTCCGATGAAAAGGTACTCTCTGTCACAGTCCCCCGCGCAATACCTCTCGCGCAGTACTTGGATTTGCTGATACCGACATCGCAGATCACTCTAACACCACGCAAGGCACACATGGAGGAGGACCCCGGCACCGGAGGCTACACGGCACCCGTCGCGGCTTTCGCCCCTGTATTCTGGATCGGGCTATTTGTCAGCGTCGGGAGACCAACGCCGAACTCAAGGGTTTTGAATTTCGTCATGCTTTCCCTGGCGCGGGGCGGTCTACGCCTCTCATGGTCTAGCACGTGTGGGCATATGCTTTACGGTCCCGCGTGCAGGGTCGATAAAGCTCTCTATGCAGTCGCATTGACGGCAATCACGGTTATTGACGCGGTTAGTCTCAGCGCCGCCGAACTAGGGGCGGAAGCTTCTGGTTGGTTTTCTGGCGGGTTTTTGGAGTGGGAGTCAGAGCCCGGGGTTGTGGAACGAAATGGCATTGACACGCACGATGGGTCAGTGGTGACATTAATCGGATTCACAAGTGGAATGGACGCAGGGGCGAACTTTGTTGCGTACCCTGGATGCGCTCGCGTACCGGATGTATGTGACACGAAGTTCGACAACATGCCGAATTACGGGGGCATCAACCACTTAACAAACCGCAGCCCCTTCGACGGCGATCCAGTGTTTTGAAATTGATTTCAGGAGTCGTATATGTGGGAATATCTAGCGTTGATGGTGATATCGTATCTCCTCACGCAGGCGCTTACCCCAAAACCGAAGGCTCCCCAGCCAGCAGCGTTGCGTGAGTTTGATTTCCCGCAAGCGGATGAAGGAACCCCTATGGCGGTTGTGTTCGGTCAGGTATGGCTGGAAGGCTGGATGGTCCTGTCAGTGGGTAACTATTCCGTCGAGGCAATCGAGAGCAGTGGCGGGGGAAAGAAGTAAATGGGCACGACACGCGTTTACACACGGCACGTTCGACAGTGCGGGTTTTGCCTGATCCCCGGCGCGCGGGATTGGTTCGTCGCCAACGGCCTGGATTGGCGCGATTTTGTCCGCAACGGAGTACCTGCTTCCACTCTTTTGGCGACGGGTGATCCAATGGCAACACAGGCTATCCGCGCGGCGGAGAGAGAATCACAAAAATGAGCAAAGGCGGCGGGACTGTCACGGGGTATAGGTATAGTTTCGGCATCCACATGGGGCTATGTCACGGCCCTGTAGACGCGTTGCTGAAGATTGAGGTTGGTGGTGAACTTGCATGGCCTGCCGTAACCACGCAGCAAGTTGGCGGGGGGTCGGTTGGGTACCTAGACGGTGATGGCAACTGGGTGTACTCGTACGACCCCCCCGTCTATGCAGAGATACCCGCTAACCCCCCCGTCACTGAGTCTGGCTCCATAACCATCAATGCTCCTGATCTATTCGGAGGGGACACAGCAGAGGGCGGCATCCAGGGGCCACTCGATGTGATGATGGGGGAGGATACTCAGCCGGTCAATTCCAACTTAGCGTCAATGCTGGGGGGTCTGGTTTCTGCGTTTCGGGGGATGCTCACCCTTTTTTACGACGGTCTCATAAGCTCCAACAACCCATACCCAAAGGCGTGGCGGTTTTTAGTGCGTCGGTCGCAGAAAGGCTGGGATGACGACAATTGTTGGTACCCGGAAAAGGCCAGCATCCCGTTTACCTGCCCCGTCGCCGAAGAGGATGGCGACCCCCCGCCAGAGGAATCCGTGAAGCGTCTCGTATTTGCGGAAACCTTTGAGCATGGTCTGACGCCGTATACCGACACAGGCACCAACAAAGAGAATGTTTTGGTGTCTATCGAGGGGGGCATGCAGTTTCGGATACATGACTATTACGTAGCGTCTTCACGTACTCTCAGTCGGGATGTACGAGATATTGCTGCCCCTGGTATTCCAGCCAGAGCGCAAGTGATAGAGTTTCAGTACAACGTTACGGCCCCCGACGACCCAGAAGACCTTGTAGGCCCGGGGGCATTCCCTTTCGGTGGTCAAGCCGCGAGAATCATATTCAGGGATGTCTCCACAGGGTCTCCGCTAGACATCGTGTTTTACCCTATGGTGGGGTATTCCTGGGATAACTTAGTTGACCCGCCCGAACTGGTGCCAACAGCGCCCTACGTCTCACTCCCAAAACTATTAGACGGCTCCGAGAGCACCTGGGTAACCACAGGAAGTGATCTTGGCGATCTTCCCCACGTGGCGTATTGGGCGGGGCGCGTGCGTATAACCCTGACGGAAACTGTTGTCACCGTGTCTCTCGTCGGAGAGACAATGGACCCAGACGGCAAGATAGTGGATGTACTATTCCCCAGTCACACTTTTACCGGCGTATTTCCGTCTCCGTTCTCCGTAAGTAGCCTGTTGCTGGTTGGCGGCAACATATTCTCGGACCAGCGGCTCCCTGTCAAATACTCGCAGGTTCTGATATACGACTACGTCACAGACGCCGACGCGGACGGATCGGGCGGGGCGATGAACCCCGCGCACATCATTTATGAGTGTCTGACCAACGTATCGTGGGGGCGAGGGCTCCCGGCTGAGTTGATCGACACGGTCAGTTTCGCAATTGCCGCCGACACGCTGTACGAAGAAGGGTTTGGTTTGTGCCTTCTATGGTCGCAGGAAGATGACATCCTTGTATTCGTGCAGACAGTAATCGACCACATTGGCGCGGTTCTTTACCCAAGCCGTGAGACCGGGCTTGTAACCCTGGTCCTCATTCGTGACGATTACGTCGTCAACGACTTACCTGTTTTCACTACGCAGACCGGACTACTCAGCATCTCCGAGGACGAAGCAACTTCCAGCCAGGAACTGGTCAATGAGCTTGTTGTTTCGTACGTTAGCCCCTGCGATGGGTCGCCCAAACAAGTTCGTGTACATAACATTGGGTCCATGCAGGCGGCGGGGGCCATCTTCAGCAAGTCCGTGAGTTACCCGGGGATTCCGACGCATGAACTTGCGGCGAGAGTGGCGCAGCGTGATCTTAAGGTTTACGGCACCCCCTTGCGCCGCTTCAAGCTGACCTTGGATCGCCGCGCGTGGCAGATGGCCCCGGGCAAAGTGTTTGTCATTCAGTCAACCGAACGCAACATCGGTTCGTTGGTGTTGCGGGCGGGCGAAGTCACAGATGGAGACGCGGGGGGAAGCACGATCCTCGTTACTGAATGACAAACACTTTGCCCGGG